TGAGCCACAGCGTGGCACTTGGTCGGATCCGCGCCGCGGCAGCCGTCACCAGCGCGGGTATGGCACCGCCTGGGAACGGGAGAGGAAGGCGGTGCTGGCGCGTGACGGTGGCCTGTGCCAGCCGTGCCGGCGCCGTGGTCATGCGACGCCGGGATGCAACACGGTCGACCACATCGTCAACCGAGCACGCGGCGGAAGCGACGACAGGCGCAACCTGCAGACCATCTGCGCGGCGTGCCACACCAGGAAGACGCAGGCCGAGTCGCGCGGCGAAGTCTGGGACGAGGCGGCATGAGCACCGACCAGGAGCGCTGGGCGTCGGTACTGCACTGGCGCAGGACAGGCATCAAGCCAAGGCTGTGTCCGTGCTGCGGCTGTGCTTGGTCAGCGCTGGTCAGGCTTGGAAAGCGCACCTGCTGCCCAACCGAGCAGTGTGAAGTTCAGTATCGGAGAGATCAGAAGAAGGCCCAACGTCGTCGCTATGGCAAGAACCATGTGCAGCGGGCCAAGAAAGCAGGTGTCGAGTACCAGCACTTCGACGTGCTCAAGGTGTTTGAGCGAGACGGATGGCGCTGCAAGCTGTGCGGCAAGCGCACCCCTCGGAGCCTGCGCGGCCAGCTCGTCGACGACGCGCCAGAACTTGATCACATCGTGCCACTGGGTGCGGGTGGTCCCCACCTCATGACGAACTGTCAGTGCTCATGTAGAGCCTGCAACAGCGTCAAGGGGGCACGCCCGCAAGGGCAGACGTTGCTGTTCGGGTGACGGGGGCCCTTCAGTCTCTGGGGTCCGGCCGGCCCGGACCACACGGTTCCTCATTCGCAGGTTTTTTTCCCCCTGGCCCAAATCTGGGCCGGGGGCTACGGACGGTAAAGAAATGGCAGGTCGCCCTTCGTTCAAGCCCACGCCGGCGCAACGCCGCAAGGTGGCATCAGCGAAGGCGGGCGGGATGTCGGAAGACGCCATTGCACTGGCTCTGGGCATCAGTCGGCCCACGCTGGCCAAGCACTTCATGGTCGAGCTGACAACCGGCGCGGCCGTCAAAAAGATGGAGGCTATCGACGCTCTGTACATGCAGGCGAAGAAGGGCCAAGTCGCCGCGATCAAGGCCGTGCTGCTGCTGGGTGCAGCTGTCGACCCGGTGCCAGCAGGCGCACCTGCAGGTGACACGCCGCCGGCGCCCGCGCCTGCGGCACGCCTGGGCAAGAAGGAAGCCCAGCAGGTCGCAGCGGTGGGTGCTGCTGATGGCACGCCCTGGGCCGGTGTGCTGCCCGGCAGCCAGCGCGTCCAGTAAACCATGGCCTGGGATCTGAGCTGCCCCGACTGGGAGCAGCGGCTGCGCACTGGCCGCTCGCTGGTGCCTGACCTGCCGCTGAACCTGGTGCAGGGACAGCGCGCCGTGGCTGCCTTCGACATGCTGAAGCTGGCCGACGTGCCCGGCACTCCGCGGCTGGGCCCGGTGCTGGACAGCGACCCGGAGGAGCAGACAGGCGACGCCGCCGGCGACTGGTTCCGCGACATCATGCGGGCCCTCGCCGGCAGCTGGGATCCGGTGGCGCGCCAGCGGTACATCCGCGAGGTGTTCTGCCTGGTGCCGAAGAAGAACTCGAAGACCAGCTACGGCGCGCTGCTGATGCTGGTCGCCCTGCTGCTGAACGAGCGACCGCGGGCGCCGTTCATCCTGACGGCACCAGTGCAGGACACGGCAGACCTGGCCTTCAGCCAGGCCGCTGGCGCGATCGCGCTGGATCCGGTGCTGGAGAAGAAGCTGCACGTGCGCGAGCACCTGAAGACCATCGTGCACCGGGAGACGAAGGCCGAGCTGGAGATCATGACCTTCGACCCGGCGGTGGTCACCGGCAAGAAGCCGGTCGGCACGCTGATCGACGAGCTGCACGTCATCGCGAAGAACGCCAAGGCGCCCAGCGCCCTGCGGCAGATCCGCGGCGGCATGCTGCCGTTCCCCGAGGCCTTCCTCGTGATGATCACCACCCAGAGCGAGGAGGCGCCGGTCGGGATCATGAAGAGCGAGCTGCAGCTGGCGCGCGATGTGCGCGACGGCAAGCTCCAGGCCGCCACCCTCCCGGTGCTCTACGAGTTCCCGGAGGCCATGCAGACGGACCGCGCCAAGCCCTGGCGCGACCCGTCCAACTGGCACATGGTCACGCCGAACGCGGGGCGGTCGATCACGGTCGAGCGCCTGGTCGAGGAGTGCGAGATTGCTGAGCGCAAGGGCGAGGGTGAGCTGCGCGCGTGGGCCTCGCAGCATCTGAACATCCAGATCGGCCTGGCGCTTCACAGCGACGGATGGACCGGGGCGGAGTTCTGGGAGAAGCAGGCCGACGCCTCGATCACCTTCGAAGCGCTGCTGGAGCAGTCGAAGGTCATCACCACCGGCCTGGACGGCGGCGGCAACGATGACCTGTACGGCTTCACGGCGCTGGGGCGCGGCCAGTCGGGCTCGCTGCTGTCCTGGTCGCATGCATGGTGTCTGCCGATCGTGCTGGAGCGGCGCAAGGACATCGCCGAGAAGCTGCTGGACCTGCAGGCGAGGGGCGAGCTGACCATCGTCAACCGCATCGAGGACGCCATCGCTGCCGCGGTGGCCCTCATCCAGCGCATTGACGAGGCCGGACTGCTTGGCTCTCTCGACGAGGGCGCGAAGCGCGCCATCGGCGTCGACCAGGCCTGCATTAAGCAGACCCTCGACGCACTGAACGACGCCGGCTACGCCGACGACCAGATCGTGGGCGTCTCGCAAGGCTGGCGGCTGGGTTCGGCGATCAAGTCGACCGAGCTCTACCTGTCGAGCGGCGTGCTGTGGCATGCCGATCAACAGCTCATGGACTGGTCCGTTGGCAATGCCAAGGCCGAACCGAAAGGCAACGCGATGCTGATCACGAAGCAGGCGAGCGGCACCGCCAAGATCGACCCGTTGATGTCGCTCTTCAACGCCGTCGAGGTCATGTCCCGCGCACCCGAGGCGCAGCGCAGCTACTGGGACCACGACTGATGCGATTCCTCGATCGCTTCTTCGGCCGCAAAGCCACGCAGCTGACCTACGACCAGATCGCAGACCTGATCGATGGCATCGGCGGCGGCCGTGTCGCCGGCGTCACGGTCAACGAGAAGACCGCGCTGCAGGTCATGACGGTGCTGGCATGCGTGCGCGTGATCGCGGACGGCTGCGCGACGCCGCGGCTGCGCGTCTTCCGCGAGAAGACCGACGGCAGCCGCGAGCGCGCGACGAACATCCCGGAGTACCGGCTGCTCGAGCGACGTCCGAACGAATGGCAGACCAGCTTCCGCTGGCGCCGCATGATGACGCTGCACGCAGCCCTGACTGGCGCGGGCCTCTCCATCAAGGTGAAGGGCGACAACCGGCGTGTGCAGGAGCTGATTCCCGTCGTGCCGGGCAGCTGGACGTGCGAGAAGCGCGGCCGCTACGACCTGGTCTACCGGTGCTGGGACGAGTACGGGCTGATCGGCGAGTTCAAACCTGACGAGGTCTTCGTCATCCACGGGCTGCAGTGGGACTGGGCGAGGAAGCTGGACGCCGTCAACCTCGCCGCCCAGGCCATCGGCCTGGCGATGGCAACCGAGCGCAGCCAGATCAAGCTGCACGAGAACGGCCTGCGGCCGAGCGGCACCTACACCGTCGACGGCACGCTGACCGAGGAGCAGCACACCCGGCTGACGAAGCGCCTGGCCAAGATGGCGGGCACCGACAACACCGGCATCCCGCTCGTGATGGATCGGGCCGCGAAGTGGCTCAACACGGCCATTACCAGCGTCGACGCGCAGCACAACGAGACGCGCCGGACGCAGATCGAGGAGATCTGCCGCGGCTACGGCGTGTTCCCGATCATGGTCGGGCACAGCGACAAGACGGCCACGTTCGCGAGCAGCGAGTCCTTCTTCGCCGCTCACCTCATCCACACGCTCGCACCCTGGCACGTCAACTGGAAGCAGGAGTGCGACGAGATGCTGCTCGACGGCGAGGGCCCGCTCGAAGTCGACTTCGACACCCGCTACATGGTGGCCGGCGCGATGAAGGACCAGGCGGTGTACGCCCGCACGATGGTCGAGATGGGCCTGATGAGCCCGAACGAGTGGCGCGACATGGTCGGCCTGGACCCGCGCCCGGGCGGCGACACCTACCTCACGCCCATGAACATGAGCG